TATATCAATGAGAAGATGAAGCTAATCAAACAGGAATCTGACTTAAAACAGCTTACATCTTTACGATATGATTTCTATTCTGGTAACATCGATAATGAAACTCTTAGAGAACATGGTTGGTGGGAAGACTGGGAAAAGATTGGTCGTAGAACAATCCTTAAAACAGAAATTCCAAGATATCTTGAATCCGATCAGGTTATTATTGATCGGCAACTTAAAATTGCAGCACAAAAAGAAAAGGTGGGACTGCTCGATTCTATTATCAAATCTCTAGTTAGTAGGGGCTTTAATATTAAGTCAGCTATAGAATGGGCTAAGTTCCAAGTTGGAGCATAATGAAATACCGTAGTATATTTATCAGCGATATCCATCTGGGGACCAAAAGCTGTAAGGCTGAAGCTCTGATTAATTTTCTACAAAAAAATTCTTGTGATACATTATATTTAGTAGGCGATATTATTGATGGTTGGCGTATACAACAAAATAAATGGTATTGGAAGCAAAGTCATACTAATGTAATTCGCAATATATTAAAATATTCAAAACATAATACAAATGTAATTTATATTGCTGGCAATCATGATGAATTTTTAAGACCTCTTATTTCTTATAATGTAAATTTTGGTAAGATTCAATTAGTAAATCAATATGATCATATAGGAATAGATGGAAAAAAATATTTAGTCATTCATGGAGATTTATTTGATGGTATTACTAGATTGGCTCCATGGATAAGTTTCTTTGGCGACAAAGCATATGATTTAATACTATCACTTAATAATAAATTTAATTGGATTCGTCGCAAATTAGGATTCGGATATTGGAGTCTTAGTAAATATCTAAAGCATAAAGTTAAAAAAGCAGTAGATTTTATATTTCAGTTTGAACAAAATTTAGCATCGTATTGTAAAAAACGTGGATATGATGGTGTTATATGTGGCCATATACATCATGCTGAAATTAAAAACATTGATGATATCAAGTATATGAACACTGGAGATTGGGTAGAATCATTAACGGCTCTTGTAGAAGATTATGATGGTACTTGGCATATATTAAATTGGATTTATAATGAGTGAAACACTAGTCATACAGAAATATGATGAAGTCTATGTAAAAGTAAAATCTGAAGCTTCGACTGCTTACGAGTTGTCGGAGCATTTTACGTTTTCTGTTCCAGGTGCTAAGTTCTCTCCAGCCTTTCGCAATAAAGTCTGGGATGGAAAAATAAGACTTTTTAATGTTATGACTGGTTTGGTATATGCTGGCCTTGTTCCTTACATAGAAAACTTTGCCAAGGAAAGAGATTACGAAGTAGAGTACTCTGGCGATTTTACTCAACAAGAATTTTCTTTAAAAGAAGCCGAAGATTTTATTAAGACAATAGATCTTCCTGCCCAGTATCAAGTTCGTGATTACCAACTTAGTGCATTTGCGCATTCAGTCCGTAAGCATAGAGCTTTGTTACTTTCGCCGACTGCCTCTGGTAAGTCACTTATAATCTATCTAATTATGAGGTATTACAATGCGAGAACTCTCATTATTGTGCCAACTACTTCTTTGGTTAGTCAGCTTAGTTCTGATTTTGCCGACTATGGTTTTGATTCAGATTCTAGAGTACATAAGATCCATGCTGGCCAGTCTAAACACAGTAGTCTGGATGTCACGATCTCAACTTGGCAGTCAATATACAAAATGCCTAAGGAATATTTCAGATCGTTTGATGTAGTCATTGGAGACGAAGCACACTTATTTAAGGCTAAGTCTCTTACTTCTATTATGGGTAAGCTTATAGAGTGTAAGTACAAGTTTGGATTTACTGGTACTCTTGACGGCACTCAGACCAACAAGTTAGTCCTTGAAGGTTTATTTGGTGCCGTAAAGAAAGTCACAACTACATCAGAACTTATTGATCAAAAACATCTGGCTGAATTTAAGATCAAAGCTATAGTGTTATCTTATGACGAAGAGACTCGTAAGAGTGTATCAAAGATGGATTACCAAACTGAGATAGATTGGATCGTTCGTAATCCAGCCAGAAATAAGTTTATTAAGAACCTGGCTTTATCTCTAAAGGGAAATAGTTTGCTCTTATTCCAGTTTGTAGAGAAACATGGTGATGTTCTATATGATATAATTAAGAAAGCTGCTGATGGTAGGAATGTCTACTATGTTGCAGGTAAAACAGAGACCGAAGACCGAGAATATATCAGAAAGATTATTGAAACAGAAACCGATGCCATTATTGTGGCATCTTCTGGCGTGTTTTCTACAGGGATAAATATAAAGAATCTGCATAATGTAGTATTCACATCTCCCAGCAAATCTCGTATCAAAAATCTTCAGTCCATCGGCCGCGTACTAAGAAAAAGCGAATCTAAAACTGCAGCTACATTATACGACATAGCAGATGATTTATCACACAAATCAAAACAAAACTATACCATTCAGCACTTCAAAGAAAGAGTCAAAATTTATTCTGAAGAACAATTTCCTTATAAGATATATCCAGTGAGTCTTAAAACATGATCAATGAAATTATTTTAGTAAAGTTGACAAATGATGACCAGTATATTGGAACACTAACAGAAGAAGACGAAGAAGGTATTCGTCTAGAAAATCCATTGCGCGTAGAAGTAATGTATACTTCTAAAACTTCAACCAAACCAAATGTAATCATTCTTCCGTGGAATGAACTCTCTAAGATGTCAACCGTATATTTTGATAAGTTTCATGTTCTATACTATACACTTCCTAAAGATGATATAATTGATTTTTACAAGAAGCAAATAGATTCATCTGTAGAAATTGACGAAGATTTAACAATGGATAAAGATGTTTTTACAGCTATGATTGAAAGAATAACGTCTAATACATCTATAAACTAAGTTGTTTACATTAATTCAAACGTATAGTATAATTAATAAAATATAGCGAAAGAGTATATTATGATTGAAAAAAAGAAGAAGCCAGAACATTATGTCAACAATAAAGAATTCTATGCCGCCATGGCAGAATACAAGTTGGCGTGTCGGAAAGCTGAAGCTGACGGATTGATTCAACCACGTATCCCAAATTATATTGGGATGTGTATCTACAAGATTGCTACTCGGCTTTCTTTCCGTCCTAATTTTATCAATTATACGTATCGAGATGAAATGATTTCAGACGGTATTGAAACCTCAATTGCAAACATTAAGAGTTTTGATCCTGATAAGTACAATAATCCATTTGCATATTTTACACAAATTATCTATCACGCTTTTATTATCCGGATTCAAAAGGAAAAGAAGCAACAGTATGTTAAGTATAAGTCTCTAGAACAAGCTATCATTTCTAATGATCAGTATGCTTTCCAAGATTCAGATAATAAGAATGTTGCTAGTAGCGGATATAACGATGCAGCTATTCATGTAATTTCTTCCTATGAAGCATCTATTCAAAAGAAGAAAGACGAATCAAAGAAAAAGAAATTGGCTCTAGAGAATTTTGTAGAAACTGAGGAATCAAATGACAAGTAATTTACCACCGCTAATCCAAGACTGGATTAATAATATAGGCAGCAAATCAGTACCAATGAATATTCGGTATAATTATTTTACTATGATTAATAATGCCGTTGGAGAAATGCAACTTGCTGCAGATAAGTTCCAAAAAGAAATGGACAAGCAACAGCGCCGCCGATGAAAATTGCTATTGTAACGGATACTCACTGGGGAGTCCGCAATGACTCGACTGCATTTGCTGACTACTTTAAAAAGTTTTATGATGATGTATTCTTTCCTTATCTAGATGATAATGAAATTATTACAGTATTTCATCTTGGTGATATTGTAGAACGTCGGAAGTATATTAACTTTTCTACTGCAGCACGACTAGAGCAAGATTTTGTTCGGCCTTTGGCCAATCGTGATATCTCTGTATATTACGTAGTTGGCAATCACGACACATATTACAAGAATACAAATGAGATTAATGCTATGACTCAGCTGTATGGTGGCCGTGAATATCCAACTATGGAAATCATTACACATCCAACAGAGGTTACTCTTGATGGATGCAAGATTGTGCTTATGCCTTGGATGTGCCAAGACAATATGGAAGCAGCGCTGAGTTTGATCAATACTACTTCAGCTCAAATTCTAATGGGTCACCTTGAACTTGCTGGATTTGAAATGTACAAAGGTTCAGTCATTGATCATGGTATGAACTCTAATGTATTTGGTAAGTTTGATCTGGTATGTTCAGGGCACTATCATCACAAGTCAACTAAAGGTAATGTAAATTATCTTGGTTGTCCTTATGAGATCACGTGGTCAGACTATGGAGATCAAAAAGGATTTCACGTCTTTGATACTGAAACACGTACTCTAGAATTTATTCCAAATCCTTATACCATGTTTAATAAGGTTCACTATGATGATTCTACTAATCAAGTAGAATCTGTTACCATAGAGGATCTAGAAAAATATCGTAATACTTATGTCAAGGTTATTGTCCATACCAAGAATAATCCATATTGGTTTGATATGTTTATTGATAAGTTAGAGAAAGTAGATCCACTTGGCATTCAGGTAGTAGAAGATAATTTGTACTTAAATCTTGAGGATGACTCTGATATTGTTAATGAAGCAGAAGATACCTTAAGTATTCTAAAGAAGTTTATAGATAATACCGAGCTTAATGTAGAAAAGAAAGACGTTGAGAGATTTCTTAGCGAACTATATGCAGAGGCAAGTAGTATATGAGCATAATTTTTAAAGTTGTCCGTTGGAAGAACCTACTTTCAACAGGCAATATCTTTACAGAGGTGAATCTGACTGATTCGCCTTCTACACTTATTGTAGGTGAAAACGGTGCGGGTAAGTCTACCTTCATTGAAGCAATCTCATATGCATTATATGGCAAGCCATTCAGGCGTATCAATAAACCGCAGTTGGTCAATACCATTAATCAAAAGAATATGTTAGTGGAACTTGAATTCTCTATTGGTAATAAAGAATTTATTATTCGCCGTGGTATGAAGCCAGGCATCTTTGAAATTGTACAAGATGGTATTCTTGTTAACCAAGATGCTGCTATTCGAGACTATCAAGAATATCTTGAAAAAAATATTCTAAAGCTAAATCACAAGTCATTTACTCAGATCATTACTCTTGGCTCAAGATCATTTGTTCCTTTTATGCAGCTGCCTACTGGCCAGCGTAGAGAAATCATTGAAGATCTACTTGATCTACAAATCTTTTCCGTTATGAATACGATCCTTAAGCAGAAAGTTTCTGATAATAAAGAATCCATCCGTGATGTAAAGTATAATTCAGATCTATGCCAAGAAAAAATTCGGCTTCAAAAAGATTATATGAATAGTGTCAAGGTGAATAATGACAAGCAAATCGAAGCTCACAGAATTAGAATTACAGAACTTACATCTACTAATACTAGTCTAGATATTGACGTTCAAGATCTAATGCTTGAGATCACCAAGATTTCTAATGATATTGAAGATCAAGATATAGTATCTACAAAGATCAAGGAACTAGAAACTCTTAGAATTGCATTTAATGATAAGATGTCTAAGATCCGTAAAGAAATTGCTTTCTATAACCAAAATGATAATTGCCCCACATGTAAGCAAGGTATTGAACATAGCTTTAAGTGCGAAACTATAGATAAAAAGAATATTCAGCTTACTGAATCTGAAGATGCTATCAATATTATTGATGAAAAGTATAATGAGCTTAGTGATCGTCTTAATGAAATTGCAAGAGTAAATGCTGAGATCATTGTGCTAAACCAAAAGATTTTTGAATGCAATACACAGATTAAATCTAACCAAGATTTTATTAAAAAGCTTGATGCAGAAATTGCACGGCTATCTCTTGAGCATAAAGAAAATACTGGTGATCAAGATAAGCTTAATCAACTTAAAGCTGAACTTAAGCTCTATATTGAAAAGCATGAAACTTTGATTAATCAAAAGTCTGTGCTTGATGTAGTAGCTTTACTCCTAAAAGATGGTGGTATCAAAGCTAAGATCATCAAGCAGTACATTCCAGTCATGAATAAACTAATTAATAAGTATCTTGCAGCCATGGAACTTACAGTATCATTTGAGTTAGATGAAAACTTTAATGAAACAGTACGTAGCAGATATCGTGATGAATTCTCTTATGATTCATTCTCTGAAGGTGAAAAAGCTCGTATTGACTTGGCTATCCTATTTGCATGGAGAGCAATTTCAAAGTTGCGTAATGCTAATTCATGTAACCTATTGATCCTAGATGAAACATTTGATGGATCTCTGGATTCTACTGGAACAGAGGAACTTCTTAAGATCATCACTGGAATTACAGCAGACTCAAATGTCTTTGTTATTTCACATAAGCCAGATCAGATGGTTGACAAGTTTACAAACGTGATTCGTTTTGAAAAGGTAAAGAACTTCTCAAGAATTAAGGATGCTGCATAATGACTGTTTACAATATATCGCTAGTAGCGTATAATGATCCTATGTTGCACAGCCCTTGTGAAAAGTGGGATTTTATAAAGCCCGCCTTTGATCTAACTGAATTTTCTCAAGTCTTAGTAAATAAGATGAGAGAGTCTAATGGTATTGGTCTATCAGCCAATCAGGTTGGTATACCTTATAAGATCTTTGCAATGTATGGAGATCCTACTTATGTGGTAGTAAATCCTAAGATTATAGAAGTTTCTGATGAGATGGTTACCTTAGAAGAAGGGTGTTTATCGTATCCAAAACTACTAGTAAAAGTAAAGCGTCCCCTTTGGATTAATACAAGATTTAATTATCCAAATGGTAAAGCAGCTACCCATAGATTTGAAGGCATGTCTGCTAGAGTATTTTTACATGAATTTGATCACATTGAGTATGGACATACATTTATGGATCAATCAAATTTAATGTACAAAGAGAAAGCACGAAAGGATTGGAAAACTATCCAAAGAAAGATAAAGGCCCGCAATGCATGACAATATGACACTATCAGATATTGGTCTAGAAGTCGTTAAGATTCCTATTACTAATGTCAGAATCCACCGAGTAGATAAGCAATGGCTAGTCGAATATCGACGAAAG